TGGTTATACTAAGGTCTTTGGCAATGCTCGGGTCTTTGGCAATGCTGTGGTCTCTGGTTATGCTAAGGTCTACGATAATGCTCGGGTCTATGACTATGCTCGGGTCTTTGGTAGTGCTTGGGTCTACGGCAATGCTAAGGTCTTTGGCAATACTGTGGTCTTTGGCAATGCTGTGGTCTACGGCAATGCTGTGGTCTCTGGTTATGCTAAGGTCTACGGTAATGCTCGGGTCTATGGCTATATGGTAGCACATGAAATGAGTGATGACATTGTAGGCGATATGAATAACGCGTCTCTTGCGGAAAACCACGTCCACCTAAAGGCTCGTATCGAGGAGCTAGAGGCAGAGATTGCCAGACTGCGCCAACTAATACCGCGCCCAGACCAAACCAGAGATGAACTGGAAGCCGACAACAAGGCTCTTCGGAGTGTTATTGAAGAGGTCGTCAAAAGCACTGGTGATGACCCTGAGATTATGGCTGCGTCACGGGCGGAGTGGGCGCAGCGGGCATTGGCGGCAGAGGCGCGAATAAAGGAACTGGAAGCCAAGTTGGCGCAGATGCAGACAATGAGTGAATATCCCCCAGAGGTTGTGAAGTTAATACAAGCCATAATCAAACTAAAGTGTAGTGATGATGAGCATGAGTCCATGATCGGCCATAAGCTTCTTAGTGCTTGGGATTATGAAAGGGCAAGACGATACGTCCGCGCCAACCGAATTGAGGAACTAGAGGCTGAACTGGCTTTGTATCGGACGCCCTCGCAGAACTGAAAGGAGAGACAAATGAGTGACGACACACACGAAGCGCCTGAACGGATTTTTGTTACAGGAAACGCGACAACAGGCTCTTGGAACGCCGCGCCTGCCACATTCCGAGGCCCCGTTGAGATCGAATTCATCCGTGCTGACGTGGTAGAAGCTATGGCTGCTCGCGCGCATGTGTCCTTCCTAGAGCACCTTGCAGATATTACAGTCGGGATTTACACAGATATCGATCTAGAACTTAGGGAGATGATTGCAGCAGAGCGGGAACGCTGCGCGGAAGTAGACGAAATACTCGCAGGACTGAAAGGAGAGACGGAAGGATGACTGATAGAATCCACCAACCCTGTCCCTTCAAGGACTGCGGCAGCAGCGATGCCTTTGCCTATGACCCTGACGATCAAACAGGTAAGTGCTTCTCATGTGACAGAGGTTACCCCGCTAACCGTAATCTACTATTCGACTGGGCAATGGACGAGTATCCGTTTGTCCCCTACTCTGAAAAGGAACAACCAATGAAGGCAGTGACAGAACCCCTAAGCCTACAGCAGCAGTCAGTCAGAGGCGTGACTGAGGAAGTGTTAAACTTCTATGACGTGCAGACCTTTGTATCTGTAGCCGGTCAGGTAAGGAAGCAGGCCTACATCTACCCATCCGGTGGGCGTAAGATCCGCACCTTCCCTAAGGACTTCCACACTGAGGCAGGCTTCAAGGGTGATGAACTCTTCGGTATGGATAAGTTCAATGCCGGCTCTGCACCTATCGTAGTTATCACAGAGGGTGAGGTTGATGCACTCTCTGCCTATCAGATGCTTGAGAAGCGGTATCCCGTAGTCTCTCTACCCTCTGCATCACCCTCTAAGAAACTGTGGCAGGGTAAGGCTAAGGAGTGGCTTGACAGCTTCGGTAAGATCATCCTCTCTGTGGATGCAGACAGTAGCGGTGATGGTGTAGCCGATAAGATCGCTGCACTCTTCCCCAACAAGGTCTACCGCATCCCTCACGACAAGTACAAGGACGCTAACGAGTTCCTTGAGGCAGGGGCAGGATCATCCTACCGCAACGCCTTCCGCAATGCGAAGAAGTACACACCGCAGAACGTGTGGAATACACCGGAACAGTTCCTCTCTATCCTGAACCAACAGGATGATGCACGGTATGTACCTACCGGCATTCAGGCCTTCGATGATCTGGCCTTAGGTCTGATGCAGGGACACATGACGGTGTTTCAGGCACCGGAGGGTATCGGTAAGACAGAGTTCATGCGCTACCTTGAGTACCACATGATCAGCAAACATCCGGACATTCCGATTGCTATCTGTCACCTTGAGGAGACTAAGAAGCGTAGTCTCTTAGGTCTGGTGTCGTACCACTTGAAGAAGAACCTGACCCGTGTTGACCTGATCGAAGAAACAGGCAAACAGAACGAGGTGCATGATGCTATCATCGACATCTCGCAGAACGAGAACCTGTTCCAGTTTCAGATCGGTGTTGACGAAGACCCTATGGTTATACTAGAACGTATCCGCTACTTCTCTCAGGCCTGTGGTGTACGCTATGTATTCTTCGAACCTATTCAGGATCTGTCATACAGCCGGACTACTGATGACAGCATTGAGAAGTGGTTGTCTGCCCTGTCGGTACAGCTATCTCGCATGGCAGCAGAACTTAACGTGGGCATCGTAACGATTGCACACGAGAATGATGATGGACAGATACGTGACTGCCGGACAATTGGTAAGAGGGCGTCTGTTGTAGTCAAGCTTGAGCGTGACAAGATGACGGAGGATGAAGATGAAAGAAACACAACCTCACTCCTCATTACGAAGAACAGACCCGCAGGATCAACAGGGTTCGCAGGTAAACTCTACTTCGATGCAGAGTCCTTCACGCTCTCAGAAAAGTATGACCGATTTGCCTGATGATCCTCACGATGACTCAACAAACTGGATAGGTAAGATATGAAGATAACAGCACTGGACATAGAGACAGAGAGCCTTGACGCTCAACACATCTGGATCATCGTAGGTCAGGACATCAAGACCGGTGCTGTTGAGGTCTTCCGTAACCTGACCGCCGATCCTGCAGAGGCTACGCGGTTCAAGCACTACTGCTACCAATACAATAAGTTTGTATTCCACAACGGGATCGGCTTTGATGTACCGGTAATCAACCGCCTCTTAGGCCACACCATCAACGTGAAGGATGTGATCGACACACTGGTAGTCTCTCGTCTTGTCAACTATGACGTCACAGGAGGCCACTCCCTTGACGCATGGGGTAAACGCTTAGGCCTACACAAGGGTGACTTCAAGGACTTCGAGGGTGGTCTCACACAGGAGATGGAGGACTACTGCATCAATGACGTAGCCGTGACAGTCAAACTGTTTGAGCGTTTCAAGTCTGTGATCTATGACAAGCAGTGGGCTAAGTCTCTGCGCTGTGAGCATGACATCCAGATTGTCTGTGAGCAGATGCGGGTAAATGGCTTTGCCTTTGATGCAGACACTGCAGAGCAGATGCTTGTCGAGATCCTTGACCGGATGGATCAGCTTGAGGCGCAGTTTCAAGTAGACTTCCCGCCTGAACTTAAGGAGGTCAAGCGTATCAAGTACCGCATGAAGGCAGACGGTTCGCTCTACAAGAACGTCACTGATGCTATTGAAGGTTACCCACAGACTAAGAAGGAAGGAGAGGAGTTAGTCTGCTATGACTGGGTAGATTTCAAACCATCATCCACAAAGCACCGCATCGAAAGACTGTGGGATGCAGGGTGGAGTCCTGTTGAAAAGACAAAGGGACACATACTGTTTGAACGTGAAGGTACTGACCCTGACAAGGCGCAGAAGTTTAAGTTCTACGGCTGGACATGCGGTGAGGTAAACCTCAACACACTGCCGGACGATGCCCCATCCGGTGCTAAGGCCCTAGCTGAGTGGCTTACCCTTGAGGGGCGGCGGTCTAGTCTTGTAGAGTGGTTAGGTTGTGTAGCCTCTGATGGCAGGATTCATGGCCGGTTCAACAGTATCGGTGCATGGACAGGCCGCTTGTCACATGCCGCACCTAATCAGGCTAACATACCTGCCGCTTTTCACGGTGAACCTAAGACACCGGTAGAGGCTGTGAAGGCACGGTATGACGGCCCCTTCAGAGGCTTGTGGAAAGTAGAGGAGGGGAACTGGCTAGTCGGTACAGACGCTGAGGGTATCCAACTCCGCATCCTTGCTGACCTGATGGAGTCACAGGACTACGTACACGCTATCATAAGCGGCAGAAAGGAAGACGAAACCGACATCCACAACCTGAACAAGAGGGCCTTAGGGGTGTCTCACGCAACAAGAGACATGGCAAAGACATTCATCTACGCCTTTCTCTTAGGAGCAGGCAACGCTAAGATCGGGCAGATCCTTAGGGTGTCTACGCAGCAGGCAGCAGGTGCTATCCAGAACTTTATGGAGAGTATCAGTGGACTGAAGCGCCTCAAGACCAGAGTAATACCTGACATCGCACACAGAGGCTACTTCAGGGGTTATGACGGACGTAAGGTTATCGTCCCCTCTGAACACAAGACACTGGCCGGTATGCTACAGAATGGTGAGTCAACCATTATGAAACATGCCTGCCTCAAGTGGATCGCAGACGCAGAAAAGGAGAGGATACAATTCAAGCTAGTCACATGGCCGCATGATGAATGGCAGACCGAAGTGATTGGCTCACGTGATGCAGCAGAACGATTAGGTGAAATCCAACGCAACGCCATTGAGTACGTAGGCAAGGAGTTAGGACTGATGTGTCCGCTTGCAGGTTCGACAGACATTGGCAAGAATTGGTTTGACACTCACTGATCATCTGCTATAACTACCGAATCAACCGCCATCAAAAGGAGATTAGAATGGCTTATAAGGAAGTAACAACAGTCGGCACCATCGAATGGGCTAAGGTCTTCGAGGACAACCGTGACCTCAAGGGTTATGACGGTGAGTATGAGAAGACTGAGGGAGCCTACGTTGTCGATCAAGTCCTCAGCAAGGAGGAGTATGAGAAACTTGTCAATGCCGGCTCACAGAAGAAGCCTAAGCAGAAGCGTCTGATGGACGGTGAAATCGTTATTAAGATGATGCGTCCACACCGTGTTATTAAACGTGATGGCACTGAGCTACCACAGGCAGGTGGTGCGCCGGAAGTCACTGATGTTGAAGGTAATCCTGTCAGTGAACGTATCGGCAACGGCTCTAAGGCAGAGATCACCAATCTTATCTCTACCTTCAAGGGTCAGGATGGTAAGATCTATGCCCGTACTACTATGATTAAGATCAAGATCCTTGAGCTTGTACCCTTTGAGGAAAAAGAAGCAGAGATGAATTGGTGAGAATGGTGAGGGGCTGCGAGGCCCCTCCCTCCTTAGGGAGTGTAGATGTTAGATTATATTTTCGTGGCTATGTTTGCCGTACTGTCGTTCATCTACTGGCGTATCTCAGTCAAGATCGACACACATGAAATGCTGATAGCGGCTCTATTCCAGACCTGCTACTACTTATCGGAGGAACAGGATGATAGAGACACTGATTGAAGACATCGAACAGGTGATCAAGGGCAGGGGCGGGTGGTCTGAGGTGATCGCAGAGGACATGGGCCGTGCCATTGCAGACACAGCAACAGCTCGCTTCGGCAAGCCGCAGGAACCTAGAGGTTACCTGTCTTTGTCCAGTATCGGTACGCCGTGTAGCCGTAAGCTTTGGTATAAGGTCAACAAGACTGACCTATCTGAGGAGCTACCGGCCAACACTCTGCTTAAGTTCTTCTTCGGCGACATGATCGAAGAGCTTATTCTGTCTCTTGCTAAGGCAGCAGGACATAGTGTCGTAGGTACACAGGATCGTCTGGATGTACACGGCATCAAGGGACACCGTGACGCAGTGATTGATGGTGTAACTGTTGACGTTAAGTCTGCCTCACCCATGAGCTTCAACAAGTTTAAGAAGGGTGACCTTGCAAGCAACGATCCGTTTGGTTATATCAGCCAGCTTAGCTCGTATGTTTATGCTGGAAAGGATGACCCGCTTGTGACAGACAAGCATCGTGGTGCCTTCCTTGTAGTCGATAAGGTTTCGGGTGAACTCTGTCTCGACATCTATGACTTTTCCAACCAGTTTGCCAACAAACAGATGGAGATGGAGTCAGCAAAGGTAATGGTCAAGGGTGACATTCCTGACCGGCCCTATGAGCCTGTTCCTCAGAGCAAGACATCACCGAACATGAAGCTTCCCACCATGTGTAGTTACTGTGACTTCAAGAAGACATGTTGGCCTAACCTCAGAGGCTTTGCTTACAGCAGTGGGCCGGTGTTCCTCACCGAAGTAGTTAAGGAGCCGGACGTTCCGGAGATCACATGAGTACAAAGAGTGCAAAGGCAAAAGGCCGCAGACTACAGCAGCTAGTCAGAGACAGGATACTTAAGGCCTTCCCTAAACTAGAACTTGACACCGATGTTCGTTCAGCTATCATGGGTGAGACAGGGGAGGACATCAAGCTTTCTTCAAAGGCTCGTAAGCTTTTCCCATACAGCGTAGAGTGTAAGTCTCTGAAGAAGGTGGCGATCTATAACTACTATGATCAGGCTATCACCAACACACCGGACGGGGCTTCACCTCTTGTTGTAGTCAAACAAGACAGACGTAAACCTCTAGCAGTGCTAGACTTTGAAACATTCATGGAGATGATAGATGGCTCTGGTAACAATTCATAGACACGTGCAGGGTCCCTTTGAAAGTGACGAAGAAACGTGGTATAATCTCTGTCTTATCGAAGACGAGGACGAGAATGTTTACATAGCGGAGGTTAACTTCGAGACATTCGAGGATGCCCTTGAGGCACAGGAAACACTAACCACAACATTGTACTTACTGGAGGCAGAAGTAGACGGATGTTCGACTACGACTCTAAACTGATAGCGTTAGTCCAGAACTATGGCCTCCTTCTCCTTCTGGAACAGAATGACATTTCAGAGGAGAGGGTGGTTGACTGGCTAATCGAAGAAGGTTTGATAGACCTAGAGGATTACTTCAACACAGATGCTGAGATGGAGTACTGGAAGGAGCAAGAAGAATGATCAGTGATGAAGACATCAAAGCGTTCGATGAAACAAATAGTTACTACAGTATGGACCGACCCACTAAAAGTTCTGTAACGGATATGGTTATGTCGTTTATGCAGAAGGCAGAACAGGAGCCAGACAAAGATCTATACTTCAGGCTTATTCTTGAGGAGAGTGACGAGTGGTTCAGAGCGGAATCAGACGCAGAAGAACTCAAAGAACTAGCAGATCTTGTCTATGTTATATATGGCTACGCAATTTCTAATGGATGGGATCTTGACGAGGCTATCTGCAGAGTGCATGACAATAACATAGGACGTATGACACAGCCTGATGGCACGATCCGCAGACGTTTAGACGGTAAGATTGAAAAGAATCAGCACTATCCTAAAGTAGACCTATCCGATTTGTTGGGAGAATAACATGAGTAACCACCTACCTACAGACTACCAAGCATTCATTCACACGTCACGCTATGCACGTTGGCTTGAAGAAGAGGGCCGGCGTGAGTCGTGGCCTGAGACTGTTGAACGCTACCTGAACAACGTAGTAGCCCCACGTCTTACAGATGAACATGGCTGGGGGCCCTATAGAGAACTCGAAGAGGTTATCCTTGGTCAGGAGATCATGCCTTCTATGAGGGCGATGACGACAGCAGGTGATGCGCTGCAGCGTGATAACACATGTGCATACAACTGTAGCTACCTGCCTGTAGATGACCCTAAGAGCTTTGATGAAGCTATGTTCATCCTGCTTTGCGGTACAGGCGTAGGCTTCTCTGTTGAGCGTCAGTTTGTGTCTAAGCTACCGGAGGTTCCGGAGCTATATGAAAGCGAGACAACGGTTGTCGTTAAGGACAGCAAAGAGGGCTGGGCTAAGGCACTGCGTCAAGTTATTGCATTGTTGTACTCTGGTGAGATTCCTAAATGGGATGTGTCTAAGGTACGCCCTGCAGGTGCAAGGCTCAAGACATTCGGTGGTCGTGCGTCAGGCCCTGCACCCCTTGTCGATCTGTTCAACTTTGTTGTAACTAAGTTCAAGGAAGCACAGAGCCGCAAGCTATCCTCCATCGAATGCCATGACATCATGTGCAAGATCGGTGAGGT